TTGAGTCAGCTTAATTTTTCCTGCACTCGTAGAACGAGATACAGAGGCCACCACTGTTGTAGGTCGTCTTTGAACCTCACCAGACCTTGGCTTGTCGTTTGTTTGCCCAAATAAATCAGGAAACGATGATTTCATGCGAGCATCAATTTGCTCGAAATACTCAGCAGAGCGGGGATCCACTCCGTTTGTGACTAGTTTTTGATGCAGCCCTAATGCGTAGCTGGTGTATTCTTCAAACCCATTTTGCCCAAACCACTGGTTTTTTGCCTGCCAGCGCAGAGTTTTTTCGTCGGGCTCAACCTTTGCAGGTTGGGTTTGTGGCGTTTGTACCTCAAATTTTTCTTCTTGTAAAGGGGCAAGTCGATAATTTTTTACTTGTTCTGCACGGATCTTGGCGTCCATTACTTCTTCTTGGGCGGCAATAATGGCATCGTTGTCAAACGACTCCTGTGCAATCTTCAAATTAGCACGTGCTTCTTTTAACTGAAACTCGGCCTTACCTTTAGCCCCCTCAATAATGGCTTCTTGCCCCGTGTAAACGTTCTTTTTCAGGCGGTTGTTCTCCTGAATTAGCTGCTGTGCTAGACGCTCCAGCTCCTGTTTCTCACGCATCGTGGCTTCTTTGACACGGCGCTCGTCATGACGGGCGTGGGTCAGTTCTTTGATACGCGATTTGACTTTGTCGGAATAGGACTCGATTTCGTCGTCTGTGGGGTCAACAACTTCCTTGTCCAATGGTTTGCGGCCCCGGTCTTGGATAGGGGTATCGTCCTCGATTTCAATTTCTACGTCGCCTTCCCCCTCAATTTCAAACTCAACGTTAGGCGTTTTTTTGTTCTCAACTTCGTCGGGGAACTTATATGGTTCAGCCATTTTCTTCCTTTCAAGCGCGACTCAAGCCGCGAGGGTCTAGCACAACAGCATCAACTTGGTCGTCATTGATGAGACGGAACTCCTTGCTAAAGATCTTAAATCTTGTACCGGAGTAAGTACGCACTAACACAAAGTCGCCTTCTTTACACCATGCTCCGTTAGGAAACTTGGCGGTGTCTTTGTACGCATCGGGGCCTACGCGCAATACAAACAATACCGTGGTGGCATGTTCTTCCTGACGCATAGTGGCGGCATCTCTCACGAGATCCAGCGATGTCCCGGCAATCTTTTGATCGACGTCAGGGACTACGCAGAGCAACTTCCAGCCTGTTGGGACGGGTAGTGCGCCTGCTTTCGTATCGTTGTCATCCTCTTTGTCAGGCAGTGCAAAAGCACCGGGGGTGAGATCAAGATCACTCATTAGATTCTTCAACTTTCTGTAGCAGGTCAATTAAATAACGCTCTGCAAGGGCTAGACCCGAAATAATCCCGCAGAGTTTTTGATATTCTTCAAATGAGCGACATGCTCCACCGGCGAGGTCGTCGGCGTAGTTGTTCATGTCAGTGCGTATTTTTTCGCGCAATACGCGTGCGAAGTCTTCAATCATTTTCTAGAACCTTGGTTTTTGCTATTTGAGAGCGCAGCAGTACGCGCTTGTAAATCCATCTGGGCTTTACTCTTTGCGACGTCAGTGCCCATCTGGACACCGGCGCGTTCTTGTTCAAACTGTTGTTTGGCTTGGCTTTCTTTGATTTGCGCACCTACGCGTAAAGCTTCCAACTCCAGTTTGCCACTGACTTCTTGCTCTTTCAAAGCCTGCGCGTCGGCCTTGCCAGCAGCGTCCATCATGATCTTTTGTTTCTTCAACTCCAGCTCTTGTTGTTTGATCTGGATTTCTTGCATCTGCATCTGCACGAGCGGGTCTTGCATCTGTTGCTGTGCTTGCATCTGAGCGGCCTGTGCTTGGTTCTGCATAAGAACTTGCTGAGCCGCCTGCGCCATCATGCCCGACAGTGCAATCTCAATTTGAGGCGGCAACTTCTCGTTTTCGGGAGGCAGCGGCATGCCAAGCTGTTGCTCGATCTTTTGGCGCATCTGGTAGCCAACGTGCTCTGCAATGTGTGCAGTAATTGCGCCCATGATCTTGGGAGCTTGTGGGTTTTGGCCAATAAACTGTTGGATCATCGGGTCTTGCAGCAGCATCATGTGTACTTGGATATGCGACTGATGGTCTTGATGTAAGAACGCTTTTATCGGTTTGCCCTTGAGTGCGTTCTGGTTCTCCTGCACGGGATCGGTTGGCTTTTGGTCGTCCTCGATGGGCACAAGCTTTTCGGCATTCTTAATACCCAACACGTTCAGCATGCCGCGATGGAGTTCAGGCAAGTTGTAGATGTCCGGAGCCATCTGCGCCATCTGAATTACTGCTTGGTACTGGATAACGCGCTGAGACATGGTCGCAGCGTTGGGGTCTGACACGGGGATAACATCCACCAAGTCATAGTCGGTTTTCTTAGCTTTGCGAGTGCCGTACTCGGGTGTGTATGTGTAGTTTGGATCGGTGTAGTCGCGGATGATGTTCTTCAAGAGCTTGAACTCTTGCTTTAGCGCAAAGTGAACACGCGCCTGCACCGCAGTCATCACCTTTAACTGGCGCTCCAAGAGAGCTAGCGTTGTACCAACAGGAGCCTGCGCAGACATGTCAGACACCTTCATGTCAGCAGTCGCAGCAAAACGCCTACCCTCATCAACGATGGTCTGCATCAAGTTAAACAGCGTCTGGCTTGGCTCCTTGTACGGCAGCGGCAAGATGTTGTCGCGGATCGTGCCAGAACCAACGTCTACGTCTCTGAACTCTCCGGGTGCGATTGGCGTGTCATCGCCCTTGATGCGCAGGCCACGTGTTTTGAGTCCACCGGGCAGGTTTGACAGCGTACCTGCGTCCACCAGTTGGCGCATCAGGCTTGTGGCGGATTTGGCAAAGCCCCCAATCAGGTGAAACAGCCCAAAACCGTAGGCTCCAAAGCCGGGGATGTACTGGTAATGCACAAAGTGCTGGCGCTTGAGGCGAAGGTCGTCCTCTTCCTTCCAGTTGCGGCGGATAGACAAGATGTCGTTGGTGCCTTTAATCAGCGTGACAACGTACGGCAGCATGATGCCGGTCTCTTCTTCCTTGCCGTCATCGTCCTCCGCCATGTCCTCGTAACCTTCAAGGTTCAAGTCCACATGGCATTCATACAGGGTGTAGCGGTCGTCGTTCAGGTCACTAAAACCTGTCTCTTTGTCCTTGGCTTTCTGAATGTCTGTCAGCTCTTTGGGGGAGTCAGGCAAGTCAATATCAAGGTAGAAGCCAACCTGCTGGAGTTTGACAATCTCGTTCTTGGTCTTGCGCATGATGTGGGTGATGCGATAGCAAGTATCCAAATCCGTTGTGCCGTAAGGCAGCAGCATGTCTTCCGCAGGAATAAACATGGAAACTTGACGTCCCAAATTGGGATCGTAGTACACCTTCTTGAAAGCCGAGCCTGTGGCCGGTAGCGACCAGAGCATGCGTTCGTGTTCAGCGCGGTACTCCGTCATAACTTCCGTCAGCTCGTAGTTCATGTCGTCCTCGACATTGGCCGCGACTTCTTTCATCTCTGGCGTTTCTTTGCCAATTAATTTGCTGCGCACCGGGCCTTGGGCTGGAAACGTCTCAGTAATTGTCTCGGCTTGAAAGCGCACAACCGCTTCGGTAATCATGGGGTGGAACACGCCGCATGCGCCGTTCCAAGGTTCTGTACGCTCTTCAATCTGCAAGCCCAGCAGCTTCAAGCCATCAACGTATGTTTTCTCCCAGTCCTTGCGGCCATTTTTGTCGTTGTCAATATCCGACACCAAATCCCCGGCCAGCGACTGCAAGACACCGTCTTTTATGTACTCGGCCAAGTTATCGTCAAAGCCCTCTTCCTCGTCGTCTTCTCCGGGCTTGAGGGTGATCTCCATCCCGTCCATGCCAATGGTGACTTCTTCGGGATCAACAATCTCGATCTCAAGGGGAGACTCTTGTTCGCCCAATGCGTCGATGCCCATTGGTTGTTGATACAGTGCTTTGTCAATATTCGTTGCCATGTGCGTTCCTAATAGTATTCGTGTTTTCTGCGGCGAAAGATTTCAAGTTCATCTTTCTCGTCCGTGTCCAAACTGATAAAGCCGCCCTGCCTAAAACGCAACAGCGCTTGACTGGTCGTATCCACATAGTCGTCATTCTCGCCTACAGGGAACGCAGCCACCTCCTCGATGACTTCGCGTGCCCAGCGAGTGTCCGGTGCCCAGATAATGCCAGAGGTAAATAAGTCTGCAATCGCGTTAACCCGCACCATCTTATCGTTTCCCCGGCTCGGCGTAAACTCCTGTACGGGTATGCCCATCGAGCGCAACTCTTGTATAAGAGGCCCACCGGCGGCTTTCTTCTCCACAATAAACGCGTCCGGCTCCCACTCTTTCCAGTGTTTGAACGCAATTGCCTTTAGCTCAGGGAACGCTATCCTGTCCTTGAACGCATCCAGTAAGATCACCTGCGGGGCATTGTTTTCTTCTTCGTTGTACCAAACCCCCCAAGTTGTGCAGGCCGAATAGTCGGATGTGCTCTTGGTCTCATGGGCCGTATCCCAGCTCTGGATAACATACTCACACTTGGGCGGCTCGTCGTTTGTCCAGATTCTCCAGCTCTTCCTGCTGATAATGGCCGACACATCCGAGGTGGGCTGCTGCATGTACTGCGCGTTCCAATACCTCGGATCCATCGACGACTTGGCTGATTTCAACGACTCCAACGGCCACTGCTCTGGCCAGAGCGATTTCTCGTTGTCCGTGCCTTCGTGCAGTATGGCTGGCAACTCCACAATCTCCCAACGCGGGGAGTTTGGGTTTTTGACTTGGTAGTCGATCAGCCGCCCGGTCAAGTCCAGCGGGCCCCACCTTGTCATAACGACGATGATTGCCCCGTTGGGCATAAGCCGCTGCAACGGGCCTGTCTGGAACCACGACCACGCCGTGTCAAACGCTAGACGACTGTTGGCTTTAACGTCCTGCTCCGAGTGTGGATCGTCGATCATGAACAGGTCAGCACCCCGTCCAGCCAAGGCACCGCCCACACCAGCGGCGTAGTATTGTCCCCCTGTGTCAGTGCTCCATTTGCCTGAAGCTTTCTGATCTTGCGCCAACTTGGTGCCCGGGAACACGGTGTTGTAGTCCTCATCCTCCAGCAGATTCCTGACCCTGCGGCCAAAGTCTTCCGACAGGGACGCGGTGTGCGTGCCCATGATGATCTTTTTAAGGGGGAAATTGCCCAGAAAATACGCCGGGAACAGGTAGCTGGAGAACTCAGACTTACCCATACGAGGGGCGATGTTGATGATGACGCGCTTCTTTTTGCCGTCAATCACGTCCTGAAATATCTTGGACAGCTTGCGGTGGTGTGGCCCAACCTTGAAGCCGGGGTACACCCGCTTGGCAAAGTCAATCATATTAAGGCGCGAGTTCTGTAGGGACAGTCTGCGTTCACGTTCTTCTAACATCTCAACCAGCTCCAGCTTGGCCGCGACTGTCATTGTCGGCAACGCTGCGCGTATGGCCTTGACCTCTTCTGGTTTCAGATTGAGCGCTTCAAGATTCATCGTCAGTGGGGGCTGGAGGTGCTGATGGTTCTTCGGAAGTTAGTGAGTGCTCACTTTGCTTTACGGGTTCTACGTCAGTTATGTCGGTTTTTGTTTCACCACTGGTAACGTCCACGTCGATGGTGTTTAGGAGGATGTCCAGTTTGTCTTGGAGTTTCTTGTCGATCTCGGCGTCGGTCATGTCAGCCTTCTTGACCTCCAGCCTGTCCGTGAACAGCGCCACTTCCGTTACGCGCCCAAGCATCTCGATGGCTTTGAGCCTGATCCTAGCGTCGGGGTGGTTGGTTTCCTCAATGATCTTGGCAACCGCCATGCCGCGCATCTGCTTAGCCTGCTCCACAAACTCCCAGTCGTATGCAGACAACAGTGTCACCAGATGCCTGACGGACTCCGGCGTTTTGAGCAGTGTCAACTGGTTTTTAGTTTCGGCTGGGGCGGTGTTGTTGGTCAGCGCGGCAAAAACAGTGCGTGCTGCCTTGGCTTCGGCCTCTTGCAAAATCTTTTGGTCGTCTTCGACGCCAAGTTTTTCCAGCCATTTGGTCGTATTGACCTGTGCGTTGAGGATTTGGTCGGGCGTTGCCCTGTCCAACCCAGACACATCCTTGCCAGTGGCCTCAACCACTGGTGGTTCAAAATCTAACAAGTGATCTAACATGCGCGTAGTACCTTGCGGACTCGGAGCCTTTAATGTACACTACTTTTTGAGTGGTGTCTGCGTTTTCGTAGCCATTGCTTCTCCTTGATGAGTGCAAATTCATCTTTACCCGGCTTGTTCGGGTATTTTTTTGTCTGTGCATGTCTAACATTAGACACTGTTTTGGGTAGTTTTTGCAAAATTTTGTGGGGGGTGGTCATTTACACTTTAGTTTTATTTTGTTTTTTGTAGCGTTTGACAAAAATGGGGGTTATCGGAGGGGAATAGTGTTCATATAACTACGCCATCGCGCTCTGTATATGGCTTGGTGGGGGTATGGTGGGGTTCACTGGGGACAAATGTCCCCGATTCACGGCCGGTAGGCCATTCGTTTCTACCGATTCGTACAATAGAGTTAGCGGCTAGGGGAACTTAGTCGCATCAACCCGTGGCCAAGGCCACAACCTTAGAGGAACTTACATCATGTCAATCAAATCAAATGTCAC